ACGGTCTGTTCCATCGACCGCAACAGACGGTTATTGACGGGAGCCGCCTTGTAGCGTGGCCGCCGCGCCGGCCACTGGTCCCCCATCAAATACAGAATGTCCCGCGGCATCTCCTGCAGCTCGCGGGAATCACGCTGGTAGGCATCCGCCTCGTCATTGGCCGCCCGTAACCACTCCTTGCGGCGACGCGACAGCTGATCCATCGTGAGTCCTGGAACAAACTCCAGGAACTCCGAAGGATGGCCACTCGCAGTAGGACCGTCCCATGATTGAACTGCCGACAGCGGGATACTCCTTCGTGTGGAACTCGTTTATCGACGGCCACCCATATCGATAAAAGCGGATGGCTTCCATTTGTTTTTCCTGACGATCTCGCCTCCCTCGGCGACGAGATTGGGATCGTCCATATGCACAACACCGTACTGTTGGTAGTAACGCTGCAGATCGCCACGATTGCGTACCAGTAGCGGCTTGCCTTCCGGATGGATGTTCCTGGTCACAAACGCACTGAATTCCTGGACCGAATGCGCAAGAACCATCCAATCAATCACCATGGGCTTGCCACAATGTGTGGGCGCGGAGGCATCGACATCGCCCGTCGAACACACCACATCGGGAACCCTCTCCTCACACACCTGACAGCAGAAATCATGACGAATGGCCATTTACCGGACTCCTACGGTGCGTCCCGGCGGAACACCGAAATAGGACTCCACCCAACCGTTGAACTCTTTCGCGACCCACGCCTGAACTGTTGTGCCCTCATGCTCCGCATAGGAAGCGGCAGTCTCCAGCGCCCATTCTGGAATCTCGACAACGATCTGATTGGCCGCAATCTTCGGGGCCTTCCCCGAATGCGCTCCTGCCGCCTGGCCCCTCTTGAACGCCTCCATCTGCGCTCGCAAGGACCGAATCTCCCCGTCCTTATCTTTTACGTCCTGCACAAACGCGAAGATCGTTCCCTTCAAATCCGCCGAACCTGTGAACTGAATCCCGCACAGCTCCTCGATCTCTTTCTTGGCCGTCGCGGAAATCACAATATCCGCACTCACAAACGATGCCGGATCTGGCTTTGGAGGTTCGGCTGCCTTGTAGATCGCCGGATACTTCGCCCGTGCCTGCGTTCGCAGGATGTTCAACTCCTCGGTGTCTTCAAACTTGTGTCCCGCAGCGCAGTAGGTGAAGAACTGTCCAGGCCTGTTCCGTAGCGGATTGATGACCTTGTTCTGCAGCAAGCAGGTCGGACACGGATCGCTCGATGTGATCATTTCCGTCGACATGGTTCCTTCCTCCTATTCTGTCGCCCGCGTCAATGGGGGGCGCGGTGTGGCGAACTGCAAGAACACGACCGGCGGCTTGAATTTCACTCCCTTCAACTCACACTGCTTGCCGCCCAGCTTCGGCGCCTCCCCAAACGGATGCTCATAAAACCCGCCCTTTTGAGCGGTCATCGACGGCCCTTGAATCCGCAGCCCGCACACCGGACAGTCGAAGACGCCACCAACCATCTGCGTCGAAATCCCGTTTGTACCAAACGCCGCAACCGTCGCAATCTCCTTGCGCAGATCGGAAGCGAGGGTTGCCATCTCTTCGTGGATGACATCCCGCCACGAGGGCTGTTCTCCACGCAATTGCGCTTCGACCACCGGTACCGGTTCATCCAATGTCGGTATGATGGCTGCCTCGGTTAGAGCCTCTTCCGGCTCCCGTTCTGCAAGCGACCGCAGTAACTCATCGGGAATTCCATCGTCACTCGCAAACACCGCAGCACGCTCCGCCTCCGATGCTTTCTCTAAATCGATTTCCGGCAGTGGCGGCACCGCCGCTGTCTCCGTTTTCTCACTCTTTTCCGCAGTTCTCTTCCAAGAAGAAGGCATAGATCTCCTTTACAGCATGTTGTATGACGGCTGGCCCTCGTTCTCCATCTCGTCAAACAACGAATAGTCCGTGTTGTAACGCTGAATCTTCGGATCTCTCACCGGCGGGGTTTCCACCGCCGCAAAGAGCTTCGGATCCAATTCCAATAGGCAGTAGCAGCAAATCATCGCCGCAAATAACACATCGTCGTGCTCACCGGCCGCCGCTTCGAAGCGGTCCGAATCCTCCATCTGCACGAAGTTCTGGCATTCCGACAAGAGGCGCGAGGAACGAATCTCGATAGACCCGTCATTTAATAGCGAATTGAATCGCGTCATCAGGTCATTTCGACTCTTTCCGTTCGTCTCCCAACCATAGAACCAGCTCAGGCGGTTCTTTATCCTGTCCTGCCGGCGCCACCGGTAGATCTTTGGATACTGATGCACGTGGAGAATGTTGCCGATATGCTCGGTCAAGGTATTGCATTCCGGCGCCAGCTCGCACTGGTTGTACATCTTGCCGATGGAAACGGCCATCTTCGCCAATTCCTTGGCATCCGCATAGCCCCGATATTCCAGGCACTGTCGAATCCGTTCCCCTTTGCGCGGCACCCGGAACACTTGAATCGAACTGTTATCCATCCCCTTCATGCCTGCACATGGATCAGAGGCCTCATAGTAGATGTCCTTCGAATTCGGCCATTCCCAAATCCATAGCGGTCCCTTCGTCAACGCCTCCCGGTCAAACGGCGTCACCGGCTCTTCAGAAAATGGCTTCCGCGCGAAATACCGCACCAGAACCGGAGTGTCTTTCCCGTCCGGCGTTCGCCGATGCAGAAGATCCCCGGCCCAGATCGGAATCCGCACGTCCGCCACTTCCATGTGCGCCAGATTCTTCAGATTGAACCGACACAAGCCTCCGGAACGGAATGCCGACCGTGGATAGGACGGATACTCCTGCTCCACCATCTCCGCATCCCCCTCGGTCGCCTCCACCTGCTCGGCCTGTTCCCGCCGCCAGCTCATCTGCGCTTTCGTAATCCGATACCCAAATTCATCCTTGACCTTAGCCACCAGCTCCCGCTCTTCCTTCGTGAAGACGAACTTGTCCGCTTCCTTTTTCGATGGGAATGGCTTGCAGTAGGTCTTCTCCCGCCACCACGCCGCAAACACCGGCCGGAATTGCCCCCGACCCGACATCGCCAGATTCCACATCCGCAGAAACGCGTTCTTCTCCCCCGCACCTTTCGCCGTTCCTTCAACCACAAAGACGACGTTCGGATTCTTCAGCGGCACTGCCGGCTTGATGTCCGAGGTCAAAATCTTCGCGTGCGCCCACAACCCAAACTCCGTCGCATGTACGTTGTGTAAGGTGAACCCTCGCGAGGACCCCGAGGGCTTATTGGCGGCATCAATGAAGAAGTGCGAGTTCAGACCCGGCTTCGTGATCCGTTCTTCCTTGTTCTTCCGATCAAACAAGACATGGCCCTCTGCCCGACTATCAATCGCCCGTTCTGGCCGCATCCACCACGGCAAGCAGTTGTAGGCCAGATCGCTCATGTCATAGATGCGGTTCGAACGCTTCAGCTCATCCGCAATGACGAGCGAATTCGTCAACTTCGTCGTGATCGTCGACTGGAAAATGCATCCCTGCACCAGAGTCGACCACCGGATCTGCCGTGCCTTGAGGAGCAGCAGCCATAACGGCTTGCCGACATTCCAGTCCTTGACACACTCTTCCCAGAGAATCTCCTGTGTGTCCGTAAACGGATATACCGTCTGTAGACGCTGTCCGCCTACGCCTTCCCCCTTGGTGTTGATCGTGAAATAGTTTTCCAGGAAGTACCGACGCGATTGATGACTCTTTCCAGTGGCCCGCTGAAGCTCTGTATCAATGACTTCGTAATCCCCAGACGACAACCGTGAATAGGCTTCCTGCGGATTACCGCCCGCCTCCAGGAGCCGGGCATCCATCAGCTCGATCAGATCATTGATGTAGTCGTCTCTACGCGGTATGCGGTCTGTGATGGGCTCATCCTAGGCTAGGTCCGTTGCTATTCGGTTCGGCCTCGCGACCGTAGCGCCGCCGCCATCGCCATCTCTTCCAACGCTTCCTTGTCGGCCTGGGTCAATATCCCCCGGTCCCGAAGCAAATCGACTTGATCCGTTGCCACTCCCGCCCTCTTCAAATCGGCCAGCTCCTCCTCACGCCACGCATCTTCATCGGTCACCGGAATAAACGTCCCATCCGTTGCCCGCGGCTCCCGCACACGCTTCCGCGCGTGATGGACCGTCCGTTCCGTCTCCGCAATCCGCTTCAGAAAATACAGCACCACCACCATCGATGCTGTAAAGGTCAGTAAGAAGAGAGATGCCACGACCAGCAACACAATCGTCGATACCGGAACCTCGGGGATCGGCACATGCCGCAACCAATACTCCGTGATCGCCGGCATCGCCATCACAATCACGAACGCCAAAAGACAGCCGCGGATAAAATGCCAGTTGTTATTCCATACCGTCACCGTCCGGCCCAGCATCCGACCCAAACGATGCGCAATCAAAACGGCTCCTCGTCAGGCGACTCCTCGGCTTCTTTCGTCTCGGACACCTCTGTCGCCTCCGCCTCAATCACCGGGTCGTCCTCTTCCCCACTCTGCGCCCGCTGAATCCGCGCCAGACGCTCCTCAAAGGTCAGCCCCAGCGAAACCCCAGTCGCTCCTTCCGTGTTGTTGTTCTGCTGGATATTCACAATCGTTGACGGGGTCGGCTTCTCCTCCATCGATAGCATCTTCCGCGCCGCCTCTACCCCCATCGCAATAATCTCCGGATCTGTGATCTCATGGAAAACCATCGCTCCCGAGTTCCGGTCCACTTCGATAACCGTCTTCTTTCCACTCAGCAGGACATCGATGGCATCCACCAGCTTGTGCTTGACCTTCGCCCGCGCCTCCGCACGGATCTCTTCATTTTCAATCGCCGCATCGTAGCGCTTCGCCTTCAGAATAATCTGCTGCTGCGCCTCAAACATCTGCAGCCCACGTCGCACACTCGTCTTCGCGATCTCAAACCCAATCCCATCCTGCAAGGAGATTTCCTGAATCGACTCGCCACCCGTGAAACGCTGGAACCGCTGCAGATCCACAAAGCCCGTCTCCGGCTTCGTCGACAACGCGACCGTCCCATCCGGACGTCGATATCCCTTACGCACTACGCTCGTCCTCGGGGTAATATTTCTCCGTTCGTCCCAACGCCCGCTGCGTCAATACCGAATGACGACAGCGCGTGCACATCCCGCCATTCTCCGCCGCCCGCCGCAAATTCCGATTCTGCTCGCGCACATTCTTC